CCTGTCCACTCGGTACGTGCATTTTTGTAAGGTTTTTTAAATCCTGTGCGATCGTCTATGAAGACCGCATGTTTACCTCTTGCGTATTTAGCCATTTAGTAAACCTGTGGTTGTACGTAAAAGCTTACTCTCTCCCTATCCTCATCTTTTGCTTTAGACCAGTCCTCATCATACAAAGGTTTTAATATTTGCATTCTATCAGGTGCTTTTTTCATAGCTAACTCTACAGCTAGACCACTGATTAAAGCTGGTAAATATCTTCTTGGTATTTGTGGATTTTGTGTATACGTTGCCGATACATCCTGTGGATATTTAATGCTCCAAGTTAAAAACTGATAATAAGTTTGATCTGGTACAGGCCACAAATAAACTTTGTGATTTGCTGAACCACTTGATGTGAATTGAGCATTTCTTTCTACAGCAAATTGAACTGGTTTTCCTGTATCACTTTTTGTTGGTATTTGTAAATATTCATCAAGACTAATTCTTTCTAATGAAATGTCTTGTGGGCTACTAGCATCGGAGATATCCCTAATTACTCCGTCTAATACATCTAAACGAATAGATGCATTCATCTCTATATAGTCTTGATCTTTAGTCATATTAAATGTTTCTAAATCTAAAGTAAATAAATTTACTCCGTCATTTACCCATTTAGTTAAAAGCAAGTTGAGTGAACGCCTTGCTGTTTTTAGATCATAACCACTTTTAGTTTCTACACCACAACGTTCATACGCTTCTTGTATGATTTCAGCTGTGTCTAGATTAAAAGTATAAGTGCCAGAAGTGACCACGTAGTCCTCCTATCCCATGAATACTGTTTTAATTAACCAAACAAATTGTGCAAAAACCATAACGCCAACAGTCCATATAATTTTCTGTATACTATTAATTGCTTTTTCCATGTGCCATAAATCGTTACTCTTGATAGTATCTATCTTTTGATTTAACAATTTAAGCTCACCCTTCATTTCGATAATCTCTAGTTTATTTTGTATTTCTTCTGACACGTTATGCTATAAATGATGTAAGACTTTCCATCTTACCCACCTCAAATTTAGCATAAGCGCCGTTTGGAAATAATACTCCTTCATCTGGAACTGTGATATCTCTAGTTACAGTTGCTGAAGCTACAGTTCCTACTTTCATTAAAGTAGTTCCTGTTGGTGATGCGTCGTTAAATTCGACAGTACCAGCTGCTGCATCATTTACAATGTATGCACCTTTTAATCTAATACGTCCTGCAAAAATTACGTCTGCTGCGCTATTGTTTATACCTGCAGAAACGTTTCCTGCGGCTGCACCACTAGCAGCAATTTGTGTTACTGTTTTAAAATAACTTGAACCAGTTGCAGTACCTGTGTCTGCCCCTGTTATAACCTCTGTTTGTGCGTCTCCATTTACGTCTGTGCCTGTAACAGTGAATGTTATACCACTGTCATCACCTGCACTTAAAATAGTGACAATTCTTCCTGAAGATAAAGTTACTGATCCACCATCTGCTAAAGCTCCACCAATGGTTAAGTTTCCTGCCCCACTTACTGAAGCGGCACTAGAAATACCATCGGCATCTAAAGCGGTAGTATCAGAGATAAACTTTGATCTTACATCTGATTTTCCAACCATGTTAACTCCTTTTAATTGTTATGAGGAGGTTTTTACACCTCCCCATATTATAACATTATCTTTCTACCGCTGCAAATACGTAGTCAATAGTCATTGTTTTTGCTACTGCTTCACCATTCTGAATACCAAAAGAAATTGTTAGTTCTTCGTCATCAGGTATATTTGTTAATGTAGTTTCTTCTGCTACCAATGCATCATCAATAAATATTCTTACTGAACCATCTCCGCCATTACCTGTTGGGTCATAGTGGAACGCTACGGTTACGAATGTATCATCAGAGATAGTTGCTACTGAAGAGTTCGTAGTCGCAGAGTTGTTCTTTTCAATTAAATGATCCATAGTTGCTGCACCATCTGCTTTGATAAAGAAAATACCATCAGTTGTATCTAATGGAGTAGTATCTGTGATACCTAATCCCATTACAAAATCTGATTGTGTTGCGTCACTTACTTTAAATTTAGCTTTAAAAAATAAATTTTTACCAGCTACGTATTTAAACGCTTCGCCTTTTAGTTGTAAGAAATCTAAATCATTATCAGCGGCATCATTTGTAATTAATAATGCACCACCAGCTTGTGAAGTAAGCGCTTCAGTAGCGTCTCCCCCACCTGCTTCAGTTGTAGTGATAGTCCACTCGTCTGCATGATATGTAAAAAAATCGTTTGTATATGAATAATATTTAAACGGGTCTAAGTATGGGTACTCAAATAATGGATTCCCTGGAATCTGATTTGATACTCCATTTCTAAAATGTGTAGTCGGCATATGAACAGCCCTCCTTTAAGGCCAGTGAGATAAACTCACCATTCATGTTAGTTTGAGGGGCACTCGTTAAAATGCCCCCCTAGGTTTTTAGCTTGGGTTTGATGCCCAAATACCACGCCAGTCAGAGAACCCAAAAGAGTATCTCTCTCTAGCTTTGTATCTTACGTTTCCAGTTTCAAAGTCGCCTTCCATGGAAGTAGCAATTCCAGCTCTGTTGAACATTTTCATTCCGTGTGGAGAATCTGTTCTAATGAACCATCTTTTGCTGCCAGTAAATCTGTGATTTACGTGGTATCCACCAGGTAGCATACCTTTAGATACTAATGCATTCACATCGTTATCTGCAGTTGCTGGTCTGTATGGAGACGCTAATAGTCTTTCCGCAACGAATACTAACTGTCTTGGAATGTGTAAAGTTTTACCTTGAAGAGCCACTGGAATGTCTCTATCGTCAGTAAAGCCTGCAATACCAATTAACGCATCTTCCAAAGAAGTTTCTGAAAGTTCCGCTTGTGTAGTGAAAGTGTTCGCTTGAGTTGTACCACTTTGAAGTGGGTGCGCAGTAGATGCTAATACAACACCGTCTCCACCTAATTGAGTAGAGTCGAATGCTTTATTAAATATGCTTGCTGCTTTTGTTTGTTTAGCTGATGACATTGATCTAGCTAACGCTTTTGTAAGTCTAGTAGAAAGTTTATCATAAAGATTATCTTCCATAGCTTCCTCAGTAATTGAGAATGCCATAGCGACAGTTTCATGATTGTATCTTGCTACCCAACCTTCTCCAGAGTCGGCATAGTTCACTGCTTGACCTTCAAATTTTACAGAAGCTTCTCCAAAACCTGGGAAAAGAACTTCTTCTTCGAAGGCTCTATTTGATGTTTCCTCATCGAATAATACCGCATGCTCGTTTTCGTATCTAGAATACTCTGTTCCGAAAATCGCGTGTAAGCCAGGTACTAGTTCTTTAAGGATTTGACCTCTTGATATAGCCATAGTTATTTACTCCTTATGTTACGCAATACCTGTAACGCCTGTAGCGCCCAAACGGTGTTGATGTGAGTTGATTCTTACGAGAATGTCCATAGTTGTTCCAGCAGCTGAGAAACCTAAATCAGTTTCGGCACTACCTAAAAGTTGTAGTGGGAAAGTGTTTGTAGTTGCTATAGTGCTAGAGTCTGCTACGAGACCACTCTTGAAAGTTACTGTTGAGCCTGTTGGTGATGCTACAATCTGTAAGTTATTTCCAACATTAGCTGCTGTTAATGCGCTAGATGCTTGATCTGCTTGAACCTTAAACAAAGTGTTTGGGTCGTCATACACATAAGCTTTGAATTTAGCTTTAGCAACTGTGCTTGCTGGAATTGAACGTACAAATTTAACGTCGCCAGTAGAATTATCTGAGTATTCAGCTCCGAAGAAAACACCTATTACTGCGCCAGGGGATGCTGATCCCATGTCAGTTACAATGTTTCCAGAAGAATATTGAACTAAGTCGCCTTCAAAAAAAGCTGAAGGTGCTGTAGCTGCTATTCTATATCCGTTACCGTCACAGAAATTATTGGCTCTGATTGTTCCACCAGTAGCTTGTCTTACTGGTTCTAATCCGTATCCTGCCATAATTTTCTCCTTATTGCAAGTTAAAAGTTATACGATTCTCAGAGCCAATCTAATGATTTACTCTTCGAACCTTGGTTTTTGTCCACCACCTGTAGTGACAGAAGTTTTGGACTCGTCTCGAACTGGCATTGATGGATTTTGATTTTGCATATATTCACTACTGTATGCTCTATCCATTTTTCTAGTTTGTTCGCGGTAAAACTCTTCTTTCTGTTCAACTAATTCTTTTGAATTTTTCATCAGAATTAAATCGCCAGAACGAACAGTGCCCTCGTGTTTGCCAGCAGATAACACGTCAGCGTGATAGTCTCCCCCAAGTTCATTAGGTTTAACAGGCACGTAGCCTTCGCGTAATCTTTCGTGGACATTTGAGTCATCTGGATTATTCAACAATTCGTGTCTAACCCATATGTATTCCATGTCCGTTTCTTTTCTTGATTCAGGAATCTCTAATCTTTTTAGTGGTTCCCAAACCTTTTTTCGAGTTGCCGAAGCCCGACTTTTACGGCTCGTTTTAGTTGCTTGTGTCATTTCTAACCTCCCGCCTGTTGGCGCACTTTTTGTCGCGCATATTCTTGTAGAGAAACACCCAGTCTGTTAGCCATATCAACTTCTGATTTAGTTAACTTAACTTGGTTTTTCCCGATAGCAGAGCGCGTTCCGCTCAAAACTGTTGGAACTTTTTTAGCTGCTTTATTTTTAAACCTTTCAGGAAATTCATCCCTGATTCGAGAATCAAGTTCGTTATAGTATTCATCAGCGTTTGTTGAAGGTATGATACCTTCATCTACTAACTCTTTATGAATTACCATAGCGGCTTGAGTCATTATCCGATCTTTAGTAGAATTACCACCAAACCATTCATTTCGTTTTTGCCAATTTAAAGCTTTACGATCTGGAGCATAGTCTTGTGTGCTTTGCTGTTTTTTAGTTTCTTTTGGTTTTTCTTCTTTAACATCAGATTCAGCCCTTACTTTGTACTGTTGTGCAATCAAAGTTTCTGCTTTGACTGAAGCTAAAGCATCTTGTGCTTTAATTTCTGAGTCAATATCTCCTGCTTCTTTTGCTGTTTTAAGTGCAGATAAGGATTGTTTCTCTTGAGCTTTTAATCTTTCTATGTACGAATTAATAGCTTGCAGCTCGGAATCTCTAGATTTAGTTTGAAGTTCACTTCTTTCTGAAGTCCAAGATTGCTCTTGTTCTTTTAAATTTTTAAGTTGAGCTTCTAAATCTTTTTTCTCTTTTACAAGACGTTTGATTCTTTTTTCAGCCCTCTTGCCAAATTGTTTTTTATCTTTAGATTCCTCTTCCTCTTCGGATTTTTCTACTTCTTCATCTTCATCAGATGATTCCTCATCTTCTGATTCGTCTTCCATAGTCTCCTCTGATTCGACTGGAGCCTCTTGTTCAGTTGGCTCTTCAGGTTTAGCTTGCGCTTCTCCTTCAGATTCTTCTGGAAGATCAACAAGTATTTCCTCTTGTTCTTCCTGTATTTCTTCTTTATTAGTTTCGTCTACCATTAGACCTCCTTCGGTTGCGATCCGCGTTTTTCGCTTGTACAATATAATATACTATAAAAGTGATATATGCAAGTCTATTTATGTGTTATTTTAGACGGATCTGGTACTACAGCTAGCACTTCATCATCATTAATCATTGAGTATTCTTCTCCTTCGTACTTGAATTTTAATCCAACATACTTAGCAGTAAGAACCCAATCACCAATTTTACACCATGATTCGTTCTTATCATGATAACAATCAGATCCCATAGATATAACTTCAGATACAACACAAGAAAATTTAGCTGCTTCTCTTGAATCATCAGTTAATATTATGCCCCCTTTTGTTTTTTCTTCTACTTGCCTAGCTTTTAGTAAGACTCTAAAACCTGAAGGTTTTGGTAGCAATAATTGTTTAGACATTGTTTGCCTCCTGTTTGTATAATTTTTGATACTCATCTTTTACTCTAGATTTCATATCTTGCAGGGTATGTCCTATACCCAACATATATTTGTATGAAGCAAAATCATCGGCACCAACACCAGATAGTTGATCTTTGTTGGCGTCTATTGCTTCATCCAAAGCCTTTAATAAATTGTCTTTTAATGTAGTAGCGTTCATGTGTCTCCTGTTGAAGGGGGCAGTTTTATGCCCCATCCATTTACTTAATATTTATTGTTTTAGGTTTTTTCTCCTTTGGTACAATCTTCTCAATGTATATACAGAGTAAACCATTTTTTAGATTTGCATCTGTCACTATCATATCATCTCCTAATGCAAATGATCTGATAAATGATCTTTGTGAAATACCCTGATGCACTACATTTTTATCTTCAGTCTTTTCTGTTTTAACAGATTGAACTGTCATAGTGTTGTCTGCATACTCCACATTAATATCTTCTTTGCCAAACCCTGCTACAGCCATTTCGACTACATAGTGCAAAGCATCTAATTTTTTGATATTGTATGGTGGGTAGTTTGGTGACTCAGTTTTTATATCCATGAGTCTATCTAGTATTGAATCGAACCCAACTGTAAATGGTCTGTAAGGTTCCCAATTTATAATATTCATATAACCTCCGTTAAGCGTTATGTTATGATCCCATTATGGCGATCGATGTTAGTATAACACGTTATTTATTTTTGTTCAAGGAATTTATAAAAATAATTTGTATCATCACCTGCAGTCCATTTACTTACAGATTCTACATTATATTCTATAGTAGATACTTTAAAATCTGGTTGCTTTGGTTCTGATGGTGTTAATGATTTATCATAAAACAAAGTTCTATTATTAGGTTGTGCTGCAAAATGTCCGTTATCTAATTCTATAATATTAAAAGATTTATGTTCTGCAGGAACTTGTGAATAATTTATATTAGGTAAATTGTGATCTGCATGACAACTATCGATTGTAAATAAATATTCTCCTTGGTACCATTGTTTTGCTGGTGACAAATATTTAGCCCTAGGTGGTACAGTTGTTTTTTCTATTACTGTTATGTGATAACTAAAAGCATCCCAAAGTTCTAGTTCTTCTAATGGAAGATCATCTTTAACATCAGGGGAATTAACAAAAGCACTGATAGGGAGCTTATCATATAAAGCAGCATACTCTGGCAGATACGTTTCAAAGTAGAGCGCTCTACCCTGGATTGACTTAACAGTAGCCCAAACACCTTCTACAAATTCTCCATGTCCTTTTTGATGATCATATAAATATTGTTTCTTAACATAAACTTTTACAGGTGGTACGTTAGCAACTAAAAATGACATTACTTTTTACCATGAGCTTTTTTCAATGCTTCTTTACCTCTCTTTGCTATTGCCGCTTGTTGTGGCTTACCAGCAACTTTAGCACGTTGTTCTACAACAGTTAAGATTTGTATCTTACGTGCGTACGGTTTATTAATTCTTTTTACTTTAGCAACAGTAGCCCTAGCATCTGCAGGTGTTGCATACTTAATACTGACTGTATCTTTTGGATTCTCATCTGTATATAATCTACGATCAGAACCTTTTGGTTTTTTACCAGTGCCTACTTTTGGATCTTTTCTTTTTACCACTTAGATCTATTTGCCCAATACGCAGCAGACATTTTACCTTTTGCAATATTTTTTGCATGTCTTGCTTTAAATGATTTTCTTTTCTTTCTCATTCTATCTGACTCACCAGCTTTAGGTTTGCCAGCAGTTTTTGCACCTTGTTGACCATATCTAATTGTTTTAATTTTGCTACCTTCTTTAGCAACTACTATGTGTGATTTTTTAGGATGATTAGGTGTACGTTTTGGTTTATTAAATCCTGTTACCCCTGCACGTTTTAATCTTGGATCTTTAGCCATTATCTATACTTCTTTACTTTCTTTGCAATCCCTTTCGGTTGCTTCACAAACTGTTTGCCCTTTTTTGTTCCTTTTCGCTTTGCTTGTGTCGTTGCCGCATACTCCGCAGATGACAGGGCTTTGATCGCTTTTTCTGGTAGATATCTTTCTCCAGTAACGCTTGACTTCTTCCCAGACTTCGTTCGCCATTTTTGTTTACCCCAATCTTTTAAACTTTTTTGTGATTTAGCTAAGGGCATCTATAAGTGTTCCATTCCAATGTCTTCTAATTGCATCAAGTTTATCTTCAGCTCCTGCTATCTTTTCTAATAGTTTATCTATCTCCTCCAGGTGTTGGGGATGTTCCCCAATACCCACAGGATTTGACAAATAAATATTTACAGTAGCCTTTGCCTCAGCTATTTGAGCCTCATACTTTTTGCTAAGAGCTTCGAGTATTTCTTGTTGGTGCATTTATAATATAATTACAAGTGCTAATACAATTACAGCAATACCTAGAATTTTTTCTTTTCTAGAACTGTCTTTAATCATACCCCAAACATTTTTTATCTTATCCATGAGTACTCCTATTTCTTTTTCTTTTTCATTTTAAGCATCATAAAATCTTTTTTAGAAATTTTACCATCCTTGTTTGCGTCTATTTTGCTCTGCTTACCTTTAAGTTTTTTAGCCGCTTTAGGCTTATTCTTTTTAGCAGCAGGCACTTTCATTGCATATCCTGGCATTACTTATATCCTCCTCCAGCTTTTTTATAGGCCTTGGCCATTGCTTGCGCCTTACGCGCACTCCATTGTCCCGCAGCCGTTCCATGTGAAGCTTGTGCTTTAATACGATTAAAGATTCGCTTCCTTAATCCAGGCTTGGTATAATTACCAGCTTGGTTAACTTTTGATTTACTTTTTGCTTTTGCCTTTGGCATTTTTCAATAATCCTTTTAATACTTTAGATTGACCAGCATGTGCTCTAGAAGCTTTGTTTAACATTTTAGAAACTTTTCTAATTTTACTTTTAGCTGACGGTTTCATTATACTCTCCTTACACTTGTATTAATTATGCCTTCTATATTAGAAGTCATATCAGCTGCAGAGTCCATAGCCATCTGCGCTTCTTTTAACTTACGATCTTCATCTTTGTTTTCATCATCAATCATTAACTTGCTTTCTTGTAAGTCCATTTTATCTTCATGCACTTTCATATCATTTGCTAGTTTTTGTGCTCGTAAAGCTAAATCTTTTCTTTGAATATCTAATTGTTCTTCTGCTGGAGTTTTATTTTCACCAGCCATAATTTTTTGTTTCTCTTCATCAAACTGATTTACTTTATCTGCAGCTTGTGCCGCCATTATAGCAACTTGATTTTCCATTTCAGGTGGCAGTTGTTGGCCAGCCATAATCATTTGTTGCGCTTGTGGATCTTGAATCATCTGTGCCATTTCTTGTTGATACTTTAATGCAAGGTGATCTTGAATATGTGATACTAATACTTGTTGCATAGCTGGATTAGTTTTGTATGCAGGGTTTTGTAAAAACATACCATGTGTAACAATATGTGCATCATGGTTTTGATCTGGTCTCGGTCTTAAAGGTGCCCCCTTTAATGAAGCCATGTTCTCTGAAATAGGATCAGCAGTGAAAGGTTGTTGTTGTTGTTTTAAATATCTTTGTGGTTCGTCCACGCCCATCGCTGAAAACAATTCCATACCTATTTGCTCCATGTTGTAAGCAGCTGGGTTTTGTTGAGCGATGGACATGATGGCGTTTATTTTTGCGATCCTGTGTGCCTCAGTAGGCATATTAGGATCTGATACAGGAATTACATCAATACTTTTTAGATTGAAATCGTTCCTAAATATCTGCTGTGCTCCACCTGCCACTTCGTAGGGATACAAATCAGGAAGAAACTCCGAATCTAATCTAGTTAGAATACGAAGATCTTTAGTCTGTGCGGCATGTAATCGTTTATGCACAGCATTGAACAGCTTTGAAGACTGCTCAAGCAGGGCCATAGTTGTGCCAACTGGCCCATAGTTTGTTGCATTTTCTACTACGTTATCAGTAGAGTCTGCAAATTGGGATGCGAGTTTAGACGCATAATCCATTAAATTAAATAAAGTTGATGATGGTTCTTTAAACGGAAGTATTTGTAAAGACTTTCCTAAATCACCAGCGGGTGCATTTACTTCTCTAAATTCACCTGGAGCAATAGGCTCGTCAGGTGCAAGGACACGTAAACCGTGAGCCTTGAAACCACCTGGCAAGTTCGCAAAGGTTCCAGCATCAATTAATTGACGCATAGAGGAAGTAGCTGTTTTGGTTAATCCACCAATTAAGTGTATATAACCATAACCATAAAAACCTAAACCTGGAATCATTGTGTAATGTGTAAAATACATTTTCTTTTTACGCATTGGATCTTCTTGATCATAATTTCTTCTAATTGCTAAAACTGTTCCATCTCCAGTCATGTGAACAATGTATGGTAATTTAATACCATCTTGATCTTCATAACCAGGTAAATCTAAATTAGTATGCATTTCTAATATTTCTACATAATCATCATTTTCTCCTGGTTTAGAAACACCTACAATTTCATCGGAAGTTTCATCAGCAGAACTTTGTTCTACTCCGTAATCTGCATCAATATCTACATCTACAAACATTCCTGCTATTTGCATTTTTTTAATTTCGTTTTTAGATATTAAATATTTATGAGTATATCTTTCTGCACTTTCTAAATCAGACGCAAAATAATCTACAAAAAAATCTTGTGCTTTGATAAATTCTGTAACTGGTCTTTGTAATGCAGGATTAAAAGAAGTTTTCTTAAACGCTGTTCCATATAGCGCTACATGAAATAACATCTTGTCTAACTCAGGGCCATACTCTGGCATTTGTATTTGTGTTTGCCAATTTAAAAATTGTCTTACACGATTAGCTTGTTCTAATTTAGGTTGAGTTTGTGTGCCCATAATTCTAGTTCTAACTGGGCCTTCAGTTGGAAATAATTCTTTATATGCTTTAGCTTGAAACTTTACAACTGCTTGTGCAAGAACTGGGTGTGTAACACCACTTGCTCCTGGAAATGCACCAGCACCTTCATCATATTTCAAACCTAATAATTCTATACCTTCTTCAGCTATTTCATCATACTCTTCTCTTGATGATTTATCTCTATCATAGCCTTCTTGTAAATTTTTTGAAACTTCTTGAATGTCTGCTTCAGACATTGTTTCTACTAAGTTAGCGTCAAAGTCACCCATCATCATGGGTTCTTCATCCATAAGACCCATGGCTTCTGCTTCGTTTATTTGTTGTTGATCTGTTAAAGTTACTTCTGCTCCACCGTCTGGTGTTTGAGTTATATCTTCGGCAGCCGCAATATCTTCAGGTAATGCGTCTTCTTCTAATTCTATTCTTTTTTCTATAGCCATGTATCCCCTTTAGTAGAACTTTCTACTCTCCCTATTATAAATCTCTTGCTCTCGTTTGTCAAGCCAAGTATCAGCTCCATGTGAAACATATCCGCCATTTCTCATCCATATCAATGCTTGTGTAACTGTATCCATATAATCATCATGAAGTCCCGCTGGAAAAGCTCTAGTCTCATCTATAACTTCCATAGCCCAATCTTTTTTAAAAGGGGCAAATATTCGTCTGTTATGAAACAAAGATGTTATAGAATATGCTCTGGCAACTTTATCTCTGTCTGGTTGAAACTCAAATATAGGCAAACCTGTTAAACGTAAGTCTTGTATTAAAGATTGACCTGAAGCTTTTTTTTCTATCAGTATAGAATCTGGATTGTGTTGGTTATATTTCTTAACTGCCTTCTCTCTAAGTGTCGGATAATCCCATCTTCCTTTTTCTGCCCCCAATAATATTAAGTTAGGCATGTCTAATCCTTTAGTAAACACACCCCACGTAGTTATTGCAGAGTAATCAGCTGTTGTTCGTGTAGAAAATGCAGTATCCCAAGATTGTATTATGTATTCACACTCTGGTGGGTCTGGATTTTCCCAGTTCTGCCACCAATCTAGTTTTATTATGTTACCTTCTTCTGCAGATGGGGCCTGACCATACAATGCATCAAACTTAAATGGCGGTGTGTTGTTTTTTGTACGAATTATTTCTTCAGTTGACCAATGAAATCCGTTTTTCTCGTCAGGTTCTGGCCAAAATGACTCACCTAACTTTAAATTTGTGTAATTTTTAGATAAATAGCCTTGTTTTACTAGTTTTTTGCGTGCTTTTTCTAGTTTTTCT